ATGAGAGTGGCCCCTATGAAGCCCACCCCCCCCGCATCTGGATCGCTGGAGTGTTCAACCGAGACACCCTGCGCTTTGTATGCATCATCAAGGCCAGCCGCAATTTCTAGCGGGACCCGGACGATTGTATCATCCCCCTCGAGCCTGAACGGATACAACTCCATGGCCTTTGGCAGCCAGCCGCGGACCTGTGCTGGAGGAACTCCGTCTGCTATGCTCAGACTCGTGAACAAGAAGATGAAATTGGCTATTAGGTTGCCAACCGATGTGTCCTGTTCGCCCGACCTACGAATAGATTGCAACGTGGCCTGGACAAAACTGGAATTGATGGCGAAATCTTCGCCCAACGCGTCTATGACTGAGTTGAACAGGTCAATCTCAGCAAGACTCGTCATGAATGTCGACTCCACCTGCGCCGTTAAGAACCGGATACGACCGGTGACGAGGCTCTCAAAGGATTTGCCGTCCACGCTCTCAGCCGTGTTGGATCCCGCGCCCGAATCCACGTGTTCAATAGTAGCGGACACGTTCTCTGAGACAGTGCGATGTTTGACAGTGTGCGCCTGTTCAGAACCAACGGTCTCAAACAGGTGCACGATGAGCTCGTTGGGCCCCACATACATGGCGTACGTGAACCCGCGGAACCAGAGAGATAGTGGAGGGACTATGAATCGGGGAGCCTTGATCTCCAGAGGGTCGTAGCTCTCCTGCTTCAGGAAGGATTTGAAAAAGTGACACTCTCTAAGCACTCTTTCGCGTGATGCGGGGTCTCCAGCCAGGGCTCGCTCGTAGTCATCGAAGCCAGTGAGGAACTCATCTTTGGCCGGGCCCTTAAAGCCCTTTTCGACTGCGTGTTTCTCCGCCTGCTGACGGGAAGGCCGGAAATCTTCAATGCCGTTCACTACCAACGGCCTGAGGGCATCCAGCAAGCCCAGCACCACCTGCTCCTGACGTTCTTCCTCGCCACAGGAAGCCTGCAATCTAGCAAGCCTTTTGACGATGGCAATCTCGTGTTGGGAGGCCTTCGTTCTGGTGGCGCACGTCGGGAACAGCCCGGTTATATAATGGCTCGCCGCGCGTAGCACAGGTTTCTCCTGATCCGCAGCTGCGGATGGGTGGTTGCTGATGAGTAGGCCTGGTTGGGCCACCTTTTCCAGCACTTTCTCAGCTTCCTCCTCGACGGGGGAGCCGCCACAAACCCTTGCCACGGCTTCATGGATCTGATCCGGCCACAAGTCCTCATAGGTGACTTCGTAGCCGTACACGTAAATGCCTCCCGCGACAGGCAACCCGTTCTGGCGGGCTTCCGCCGAACGGTCCCGGAACATAGCTGCCAGAGCAAAATCGACCAGCAAACCGTCTCCTTGTGCGACTTTCTTGTTTCCCGCGATGATCAGGGCGGTGAACAAAGAATCATTCAACGCGTCGGCGGATTCTAGGTCTAATGAGTCTTGAGGGAAAGCTCTGTAATGGCTCCGGAAGTCTTGAGCCCGGCGTAAAGCGTCAGCAAAACCGAGCCCGTTGGCCAGGCGGCGCTGCTGGAAGGAACACAACTGGGACCATGATATGCTCCGCTTCTCAGTGAATTCAGACATCAAGTGCCTGTTCCACCCATAGCGGGTATTCTTCATCGTCACGTCCAGAACAAGTTCCAGATCTCCCAAAGTCGTCATTTTGGTTTCTACGGCCAGGCCGGCGCGCTGCATCACCTTGACGACCTTATCCCCATCGAGCTTCAGCAGGTACGCCTGCCTTACTTCGATGTGAGTGATCTCTGTTTCCAGCACGGGGAAAATGTACTTGGGCAGCTCCCTGCGAGAGAGAGCCACCCGGGCGATCAAACCATAGTGTGCGCGAGATTCGAACGGATGGAAGCATATGCCTTGCAGACGGCGAGCTTCCTGCTCCACCTGGTCCAGGCCGCGGGCCATGGCTTCACAAGCCTCGCGGTAACGCTCCATGGCGCGTTCTTCCCTGGCCTCACGGGCCAACTCCGCTCCAGCGTCCTGGGCTCCAGCGGCCGCTTCTGCTAGCCGCGAGATTTCTGCGGACAGGGCCACCAGCCCCGCCCGCGTGCCAGCGCCTGACGCGTGTTTCTCTTGGGAGTGCTTCGCCTTGGCTTTTCCGTTTCTCGCTTTGCGAACCTGACCACTTGAACCTTCGGAACAAGTGTCAGACATTTGCGGCACATGCTCAGGCAAAACAGATGTCTTGCCTGAGTGTTGTGCCATACGGATTGCTCCTATCATAGGGGAAGGAAAAACTGGCCTCTTGCGAGGGGCCGCCCTTCGGCGCTACGGGTCGTTAATCCGCATGGGTGTTTCTGAGGGGCCGGGTAATCGGGAAATGAGACCCCTCTGTTTAGTTCCGGTTCCCACCACCCGGATGATGTATGGACTTCCGGCGATTCCACTGTCGCTCTCTTTACTTCGCCCTCGGGCTTTTCAATGCCTCGACAGATTCCACGCCGTCGGGATCCGTGTGTGAGTGTTGGTTGTTCGTGTTGCAGATTTATATTTTCTAAGGTGAGTGTGTGGGTGTGGTCCAACTCGTGACGCTGCCGATGGGGTACTCTCGGCGTCTGCGAGTTCTAAGGACTGTGGGGTCAAGACCGTGTGGCAGTTTGCAAAATCAGGGTGCTGGACCACCGAGCCTCTAGGGGAAGCAACAGCCCCTG